GGGTCTCCTGCGTATTATAACTTCAACGGTGTTAATTCCAATGGAGATACTCAAGTAGACTTATATCCTATTCCTAATGGTGCTTATAATCTTCGATTTAACATTATTAAACCACAAGTACCCTTAGTAGTTAACGCTGATATTTTACTTGTACCTGAAGAGCCTGTAATCCTAGGTGCTCTTGCAAGGGCTCAGGCAGAGCGTGGTGAAGACGGAGGAGTACAAGCAGGGGAGACATATCAACTTATGCGTCAGAGCTTAGCAGACGCTATAGCACTCGAATCAGGACGGTATTTAGAAGAACAAGAGTGGGTCTGGAACTAATGGCTAGTCAATTACAGACAGCATCAATAGCAGCTCCTGGGTTCTATGGACTTAACCTCCAAGAATCTAGTATTACTTTGTCTTCTGGCTTTGCATTAAAAGCTCAGAACTGCGTCATTGATAAGTATGGTCGTATCGGAGCAAGACGTGGATGGACTCCTGTCAACTCCTCAGTTAATACTGACTTAGGTGCTGGCAATGCAGTAGAGTTTATATTTGAATTAGTAGATGGTAGTACTAATCAAGTGTTAAGTGCTGGTAATAACAAGTTATTCGTAGGAACAACTACGATGACTACTAAGACAGTTCGTAATACTGATAACAGCGGTGACGCTACTTATACCATTACAGGTAATAACTGGCAGGGTGCTGCAATATCTTACGGAGATGTTACTGACTTCCAACCTCATGTGTATTTAGCACAAGATGCACATCCTATGTTGCTATACCATGAGTTACCTACTTCTGGTGGGGCTTTTCATGCTCACAATAGTAATACATTCGGATTTCAAAGAGTCGGAGATGCAGCTACGTTACCTTCTAATCATACTACTTCTACCTTCATGCCTAGCTGGGTGCTTTCCGCTTACGGCAGAATATGGTGTGGTGGTATCTCAGGAGACACTCAGACTGTCTATTTCAGTGACTTATTAGCTGGTACAGACTTCTTAAACGGCTCTGCTGGGTACATTAACCTACAAGAAGTTCTCCCTAATGGAGACCCTGTAGTCGCTGCTGCAGCACATAATGGTTTTATTATATTCTTTGGTCGTAAGAACATTGCAATCTATGCTAATCCATTAGACACAGGAGCATTAACTCTTGTTGAGGTTATCTATAACGTAGGATGTATTGCTAGAGATTCAGTACAGAATATTGCAACAGATGTATTATTCTTATCTGACTCAGGAGTTCGTAGTCTACAGCGAATCATCCAAGAGAAGTCTATGCCAATGCGTGACATCTCTAAGAATGTTCGTGATGAATTAATGACTGCTGTAGCATCTGAAACAGACTTAACTAAGATCAAGAGTATCTACTACGAACGTGACGCTATCTATTTATTAACGCTTCCTGCAACTAAGTTTGTATACTGCTTTGATACTCGTGCTCCGCTACAAGACGGATCAATGAGAGTTACAATCTGGGACAGTATAGAACCTAAAGCATTCTTTGTTACACAAGCTAGAGACTTATACTTAGGTAAGCCAGGATATATTGGTAAGTATTACGGATATGCTGATAATACTTCTAGTTATCGTCTTGCTTACTATACTAACTACTTTGACTTTGATGCTTCAACAAGTCTTAAATTATTAAAGAAGATTGGTTGGATATTAATTGGCGGTACAAATCAATCAGTAGCTGTTAAATGGGGGTTTGATTATAGCGAAAGCTATCAAGCTACTACTTATAATTTAGATCCTGCTGCAGTATATGAGTATAATAACTCTACTATAGATACTATACCTGGATCAACAGAATACAATATTGCTGAATATAGTTCAGGTATTGTTTTAGATCGTTTTAATATCAATGCTGGTGGTCAAGGAACTGTAATGCAGTTAGGCTTAGAAGCAGACATTAATGGAAACCTAGTTTCAATTCAGAAAATAGACGTAGCAATCAAGCAAGGAAAGACTTTAGTCTAAGGACACAATATGGCAAATTATACAAAAGCAACTAACTTCACAGCTAAAGATGGATTACCTACTGGCAACTCAGGTAAGATTGTCAAAGGTGCAGAGATTGATACTGAACTCACTGCTGTTGCGTCAGCTATTTCTTCTAAGGCAGACTTAAATAGTCCTGCTTTAACTGGTACTCCTACAACTCCTACTGCTGCTACTGGAACAAATACAACACAAGTAGCTTCTACTGCTTTTGTACAAAGTGCTATTGGTGCAGCACTATCTGGTGTGATTGTAATGTGGTCTGGAACAATTGCTACTATTCCTTCAGGATGGGTATTGTGTAACGGTTCTAATAGTACACCTGATCTTCGTAATAGATTTATTATTGGTGCTCATAGCGATTCTGCTGGTGTTGCTTATACAACTATTACTGGTTCTAATACTCAGACTGGTGGCTCTAAAGATGCTGTTAATGTAAGCCATAGCCATACAGCAACTTCAACAGTTACAGACCCTGGTCATAATCACCCACCGTTATCACCAGCTACTACTTTCTGGGGTAACAATGCAACTGCAACTTCTGGTAGTCCAGGAGGCGGTGGAGAAGCAGCATCATTAACTACTGGTAATAGAACAACAGGCATTACTGTTTCTACGTCTCTCAGCACAGAAGGTTCAAGCGGTACAAATGCTAACTTGCCTACATACTATGCACTAGCATTTATTATGAAGACCTAAGATGAAAGTACCTGTAGTCTTAAGAGACGACTACACAATGTACTTAGAATTACACGATGCAGCATTGTGGTTTCATACAGATGTACATAAGTGGTCGCAGGAGATAAAGAAGAAGTACTTAGAAGATTTAAACTTATTACAGTATCTTACTAATGTTCCTCTGTTAGCACTAGTAGAAGAAGAAAACACTAAGCTTGCTAAGTTTGGTAAGCTAACAGGATGGGAAGTATTAAAACCTATAGAAGTTAACGATAAGAAATACACTATATTTATTAGGAGCAAAACATGGGCAGTGCAGTCAAAGCAGTAGGAAGTTTATTAGGTGGAGGAGGAGGCGACGGAGGAGCTGGTGCTGCTGCTGAACAGCAACGTCAAGCTGCTAGAGAATCTGCTGCTGCTGCAGCGTTCCGTCCTGTAGGAATGACTACTAGATTTGGCACGTCTCAGTTCACTCGTGAGGTAGACCCTCGTACTGGTATTCCTTATATTTCTTCAGCAGGATATACAGCAGCTCCTGAGTTAGCTGCTTTACAGAACCAACTCTTTGGTAGCTTTGCTCCTACGCTTGCACAAGCAGAACAGATGGCTGGTCAGTATGCTCCACTGACTCCTGCTTCTGAACGCTTGTTTAACTTAGGTCAACAATACTTAGCTACATCTCCAGAGCAAGCTGCTCAGGATTACATCACTAGTCAACAAGCTTTACTAGCTCCTAGCAGACAAGCTCAACTATCTGGAGTACGTAGTAATTTATTTGCTCGTGGTCGTGGTGGTTTAGGAGTTCAGACTGGCACAGGAGGTGCTCCTACATCTCCTGAGTTACAAGCATATTATAATGCACTAGCTCAACAGGATCTACAGTTAGCTGCTCAGGCACAACAAGCAGGACAGCAGAGAGCACAGTTCGGTGCTGGTTTATTTGGCACTGGTGCTGGATTACTAGGTGCTCAGACAAGTGGACAAGCTGGTGCGTATGCTCCGTTAACTTCTCAACTAGGATTAGCAGGACAAGTAGAGCAGATGGCTATGCAGCCTTATCAGTTAGGTATACAACTAGGAACTGCTGCTCAACCTGGTCAAACTGCTGGTGCTCAGATGTACGGTCAAGGAATGTCTCAAGCAGCAGCTACAGAGTTTGCTGGTAAACAAGCAGAACTAAATCGTCAATCTCAATTCCTTAGCAGTTTAATTGGGGCAGGTGCAATGGCTGCTTCTGGGGGTGCTTTAGGCGGTGGTGGTTTATTCGGATCTAAACCAATTGTTGGTGGATGGACTTCAAATATGCCTTTTTCTGGAGCTCGTGGATTTGATCCTTGGTCTGCTCCAAGCATGACACCAGAATATGGTTATTCGTTACTTTAAGGAAAGATTATGGGACAGCCAGTAAATCCATTATTAGGTAATCAACAAGCACTGCTCGGTGCAGATCCTGAGCTATATCGTCAACAACTTGTGCAAGCTGAACAAGCTCGTATTGGAGCTCTTCCTCCTCAGCAAGCCTTAGCAGCTCAACTAGGTAATCTATTTGGTCGTGGTCTTGGTAATGTAGCACAAGGTCAGAACTTCTTTGAAGTTACTAATCCTGTATTACAGAAGTTAACCAGTGTACAGAATGTTTACAATACTGCTATGCAGAACTCTGATCCTAACGATCCTTTGTCTTTCTATAAGAATCTACAGACTGGATTCGCTGATGCTGGCTTAGGTCAGCAAGCTCTCATGGCTACTCAGGAACTACGTAGAGTAGAAGGTGATCTGCTTAAGACAGAGGCTTCTCGTATGAATTACTTCAAAGAGAATCCTGATATTATTAATCCTGAGATTGATAAACTCAGAGCAGAAGGAACTCCTGAATCACTCAAGAGAGCTGATGCTTTGGCTGAACTTAGAACTCGTATATCAAGAGATCAAGAATTTAAAATTCAGTCTGGCTTGTTGGATATTGCTGCTAAGCAATCAACTATTAACGTCAATGAAGCTAAGATTGAAGAGCTGCGTAGAGAAGCCAAAGAAGGTAAAGTACAGATTTCTCAGTTTGCTGCAACTGCTACTTCTCCTGCTTATGTGGCTGTCTTCCGTAATGGTAAGCTTGAAAATCAATTCCCTATAGGTACATCTTCCTTAGGAGAGATGCCAGGAACAACTACTCCAAAGCCTGGAGAAAGACCCCCTATAAGCAGCTTTGCTCCAGGAGGAGCACAAACTCCACCACCAGCCCCCGCACCACAACCTAGAAAAGTGGGAGCAGTGGAGCAGCAAGAATTAAATAGACTAGAACAACGTAGACAAGGATTAGCTGCTGCTGAGCAAACAATAGAAAGTCAGAGATCTCAAGGAAGAGCTGACTATAACGCACTTGTCGCAAGAGCTACAGAACTTGGTCTAGTACCAATGGGAATGTCTGGATCTGATGTTGTATTTATTAATCCAACAACCAATCAACGTATATTAGGGTCTCAACTTTAATGGCTTTTGATACTATAGCTGCTAAAAAAGCAGGATATACAGACGAAGAAATAGCCCAATACTTAGCATCTACCACTGAGTTTGATTATCAAGGAGCTATTAAATCTGGATATAAGCCCAGTGAAATTGTTACGTACTTAAACCGTACTGGTGCTACTCCGTTTGAAACTTTCAAAGCTGCTGCTGCTCAGGAAGTAGGATCAGAAGTTAGGGGCATTGCTCAGATATTTGGCAGAGAACCTACAGATACTGCTGAGGAGTCTCGTGCTCGTCAGATGGAAGCTGAGAACCCTGCTGCTGGTTTAGCAGGTCGTGTTGTAGGGGGTCTTGTTAATCCTAGTACATTACTTCCTGGTGCTATGTTTGGTAAAGGTGCTAAAGCTTTGGTACAATCAGGAGCTGCTGCTGGAGGTATTAGCGGTTTCTTACAACCACAGTACACTGAAGAAGACTTAGGACGTGTTGCTTCTACTGCTGTCGGAGCTGTCGGAGGAGCTACAATTGTGGGTGCTCTGCTTGGAGGCACTAAAGCAGTACAGAAAGTAATTAATAAACTAACTGGTAAAGTCGAAGAGATTCCTACTACTAAGTTAGATCCTGAGATTCATACTCCTACTGAACCTACTAAGGTACAAGAATCTTTTACTCCTTCTGGTAATCCTATTCCCGATGTTGTAAAGTTACAGGATAATAATCCTATTCCTTTGATACAAGCTATCGAAGATGCTGAAGTTCGTGTTAAAGTAGAAGAAGATTTATCACAAGGAAACTTTACATCGTTCTTTAACGAAGTTCCTTTTAGAACTACTGAGATTCCTTTATTCCGTATCGAAGAGGCTTTCGGAGAGAACAACCCATATCGTCAAATCAACATTGATGCAATGACTGCTCGTGGGTTAAAGGCTGTAGACGAGACAGAAAAACAATTAGATGTTTTATCTAAGTTATTCTCTCCTCAGTTAAGAGCAGAACTAGATGATAGGAGCTTACGTCAACTGTTTCCTGAAGATGTAGCTGTTAATTTAGCAATGCTTCGGAAACAAGAAGAAGTACTTCCTGCTGAAGTAGTTAATGCTTTAGTTCCTTTTGCACAAAAGCAAGCAAACAATCATAGAATCATGAGCGAGCTTTATCAACAAGGTATCGCTGAAGGCATGAGTCCTGCAGAACTACAGCAAATGTTTGCTCCTGAGATATTAGCTTTCCGTCCTATTATGTCTGTGATTGGTTCTGGATCTAATGCAGGTGCAGCTTTACAATCAATGAGTAATTTTAAGAAAGCTTTTGGTGTTAGTGTACGAGATGTTCGTAACTATCTCAAGACCCAAGGCAAAGCAGATTCACAGGTTGTAGGGGATTACTTAGATGCTATCTCTGTAATTCAAAAGAGTAAAGATCCTTTATTAAATAAAGATGCAGCAGTTCTAGACTTAGCAAACAAGACTCTAAATACTCCTGGATGGAATGATAAGTTCGGTGAGTTCGCAGTTAATTCCTACATCTCAGGCTTAGCTACCTTATCAGTCAACGCTTTGTCAGGGATTGCTAAGATCGGGTTACTTTCTGCTGAGCGATTCTTAAACGGATTAAATCCTTTCAGTGCTACTAAACTAGGAGAAGTTATTCCTGCATACAAAGGACTAATGCAAGGTGCAATGGAAGGTTTATATTTTGCTAAAGAAGGATTCTTACGAGGATCTCCTTTAGATGCTGACCTGACTGACATCACTGGTCGTCGCTTTGCAGGAGCAATAGGTACATCTCCTGACTCAACACGATTTGCTCAAATAGCTGGTAAAGTTATTCGTACTCCTGGACAAGCTTCGGTAGGTATCGATGAATTCTTTAAGTCTGTCTTTAGACGGATGGAGCTAAATGCTACAGCATTCCGTATGGCTGACTCTGGTAAGTACGGAGATCCTGAAACTGTATTTAGAATATTAAAGAATGTAGATACTAAAGATAAGAACTGGAAAGATAACATCCTTAAGGCTGAAGGAATTTCTGGACTATCTGACACAGCAAGAGAAGCTCTGATTAAAGATGTAACTCGCTTTGCTAAACAAGCTACATTCCAAGCAGACTTAGGGGACTTTGGACGTAAGATCGTAGCAGCTAGAGCACAGCACCCTGGACTAGCTTGGTTGATTCCTTTCGTTAAGACTCCTATTAACATTATGAAGGACGCTCTATCTTATACTCCCGCAGGGTTTATCATGAAAGAGGTTGTCGGATATACTTCTCAAGGCAAAGCAATTACTAGGGCTATTCCTAGAGATATAGCTTTGGCACGTGCAACAATGGGACTAGGTGTAGTGCTTGGCTTAGGAGATCTTGTTACTAGTGGAGAAATTACTGGCAGTTATCCTAATGATCCTGCTGAAAGAGCTAAGTGGCTGGCTGCTAAGATCCCAGAATATAGTATTAAAATTGGAAATAACTGGGTATCCTACGCTCGCTTAGAACCAGTCGCTACTGTTGTAGGCTCTACAGTAGACGGTATCAAAGCAGTGCAAGACTTTGTTAAAAAACCTAGCTATGATGAAAAGCGTGGTAAAGAACTAGCTATTGATCTTGTATCAGGAGTTACAAAGAACATTGCGTCTAAGACATTCTTAGAAGGTATCTCTAATTTATTACAAGCAGCTCATGATCCTACTCGTTACGGTCAAGCCTTCGTGAACAGCTTTGCAGGATTAGTCGTACCTGCTATTGTAGCAGCTCCTGCTCGTGGACAAGATCCTTATGCTCGTGTAGTAACTGGATTTGGTGAAGCAGTACAAGCTCGTATACCTGACTTTGGACTAGGTCTTCCTATTCCTTCTCGTCAAGAATTACCAATCGCTAGTAATTTGTTTGGAGGAGAACGTAGGAATCCTGCTCAAGGATTTGCAGCGTTTACTGGATTACAGGTTGCACCTGCTGAACAAACTCCGTTACAAGCTGAAGTTACCCGTCTAGATTTTAAATATAGTCCTGTTGATAAGAAGCTTCGTGGTGTAGATCTATCAGGAGAAGACCAAGCAACTTACCAGAAAATCTCTAGTGATTTTGCAGACCGTATCCTTAATAACACAATTCAAACTGCTGCATATCAACGAGCAAAAGACCCAATGAAAAACTTTATATTAGAAGACTCAATGAGAAAAGCTAGAAAAGCAGCTACTGATACTTTCTTTGCTTATAAAATGAGAGAGCCTGAATATAGAGCTCAGTATATACTTGCTCAACGTAAGAAGCGAGGCTTGGAAGAATGATATATGTCAGATCAATTTGGGTTTTTAGAAGGAGCAAAATCTGTAACTAATAGTATGGATGCTAGTCGTCAGGCTAGTCAATCTATTACTAAGAGCATTACCGATGTACAGAAGGACGCTGCAGCAGTAGCACAGCAGAAAGACTTAGAGCGTAAGAGACAAATACGAGAATCTCAAGTCTTAAAAGAGCAGTACTTCAAGAGAGCATTGATGGAATGGCAACGTCAAGAATCCATCCGTATCGAAGAAGCTAAAGTCAAAGCTGATTTCATAAGAAAGCATGGAGTTAAACGCTGGACTGAAATCGAAACCATTAAACAAAAGATAGAGAAACAAGACAATGAACTTACTAGAGAGTTTAAAGAAGATTTGGCAAAGGTTCGTAGAGCAATGTTCATGTGCTATGCAGTGGCTGCGGTCATTGCTTGGTATCTAACCTGGGGAGTTAAACAATAATGTTACCATTGATGGCACTATTCGATGTTGGGATGAAAGTCCTAGATAAATTTATTCCTGATCCAGAAGCTAAGGCAAAGGCTCAGAAAGAACTACTACAGATGCAACAAGAAGGAAAGCTTGCTGAGTTACAGGCTGATAACATAGAAGCTCAGGAGCTCACTAAGAGACACGAAGCAGACATGGCTAGTGATAGCTGGTTGTCTAAGAACATAAGACCTATGACCCTAGTGTTTATTCTCTTGGTCTACTCAGCATTCGCTACGATGTCAGCATGGGATATAGAAGTAAACAACAACTATGTTGAACTCCTAGGTCAATGGGGTATGTTGATTATGTCCTTCTACTTTGGAGGTCGTACCCTAGAGAAAATCATGGACATGAAGAAGGATAAGAAAGATGAACCTAAGCCCTAACTTTACCTTAG